TCTAGCGTAGTCATCTATCGTACCACCTGTTTCTTTCATAAAAGAAACTAATTTATCTACGTTTTCTGGTAACTCTTGTGTTTCTGCTTGCGGTAATACTTTTTCTTGTTCCTGTGAGGTGTTGGGACTTTCAGTGCCTCCAACCATTGTGACCTCTTCATTATTATTGTCTTCATCTTCTACTAGTTCTATAGGAGATTCTGCTACTTCTTCTTCGGTGGCCCGTACTTCTTCAACCACTCCTTCGCTGTTGCCACTGTCTTTTGATTCTTCGACAACAACATCGCTATCATCTGTCTCTTGTGTTTGAACGGCATCTTCTTCTTGTTTTTTACTTAAATCTATTTTAGTAATTTCAGGTACTATATTTCCCTGGCCTTTAATCTTAGGGGTTTTAGTTTTTAATTTAAACTCTCCTTCTTGTTTTACTTCTTCTGACATAATATAATATAATAAAAATTAATAATTCCCTATCTTGGGGTAAATTGCTCTAAGCCAAAACCATCTAAGTTATCGTTACCAGATGATTCAAAGTTTTTAGGCAGTAGATCGTTTTGTCTTTGATCTATAAGTTCACTCTGTTGAGTGCCTTGCATCTGTAATCTTTTGTCTTTTCTATCTTCTATTTGAGCTTCTTTTTTTGATGCCGCTTGAGCTTGCATTTCAGCTAGTTTCATTTGATAACTAAACTCTTCAGCCATCAAACCTCTTTTAATATTAGCCTCTTGCTCCATGCGTTCTATTTCAAACTGAGACTTAGCTTGTTCTATTTGAACCTCTGTTTGTGCTAAAGCTTGTTGTTTTTGTACTTCAGCTGCCGCTGCTTTTTCAGCAGACTCGGCATTAGCTTGAGCTTGAGCCTGTATATTTTCCATTTTAGCTGCTCTTTCAGCTGCTTGATTTTCAGCTTGTCTAAACTTTAATAAAGTATTAGCTAGCTTTATATTTTGTATTTCTCTTATATCTATAGCATCAGCTAACTTTATGCCACCTGATTGTAAAGCTATTTGTATGCTTTTTTCTAATTGAGCTTTATCTTCTTCGTCCGGTTCTAAATCTAAAAATATGCCAAACTCATGCATAGAAAGTGTGTCTATTTCTTTTAAAGTAGCTACATTAAAAGCATTTATACTGTTTAATAAAGATGCTTTTGTTAATGGAAATTGAAGCATATCGCTTACTCTTAAGCTTATATTTTCACAAGAACGTATTGTTAAATACATTAAAGACTGTAATATATGTTTCGTAGCTGTATTAGAATTTGCTGCAGCAAGTTTTTGTAAACCAACTAAAGCGTTTTTATCTGGAGCACTTCCGTCTCTAGCTTCATTTAATCCAGTTACATCACGTATCATTTGTAAGTAGTATTGATACGTTTGAATCATCGCTTGTATTTTAGATATACCTGAAGAGCTTTGAAGTTCTTGAATAGGTACTTTACCTCTATTCATTTCGCCGTCTTGAGTAAGTGATCTACCTACTATAGTACCAGTCTGAAAATACATATTTAATGCTTCTGCTGGATTATAATTAGTTCCATTACCTAAGTCTACTTCTGCTAAACCATCAACATCAACATAAACACCGTCTGGAACTAATCTAGCTAAAACTTGTTGTAGTTTTAAATGAGTTAATTGAATCATATCAGCAAAACCAGTTGTTCTACTTACTATAGACTCAATGCGCCCTTGATACATTCTAGGAGCAGATATTATATAATTCATATTAACCTTAGTAGTATCTCCATAAGGTCTTGTCATGTTTTCAGATAATTTCCATTCAAGCATAGTATCTTGCATGCCTAAAATTTTTGCTCCTGTATAAAGCACTTCGATAGATCTCGAAACTCTTTCAAAGTTATCACTTTGCGGTGGATTAAAAGTATCAGGCTTTTCTAATGTTTTTTCTAAACCTTGCTCAGTTTGTTTTATTTTAAATACTTGATCTTGATACGTTTTGTATTCAAAAAACAATACTTGATGTTGGTTAACATCACTATTTACTTGCCAATCACTTTGAGCATAGTTTTGTCTACCTGGATATTTTTGTATTCTTTCTAATTCGTCATTAGTAAGACTTGGGAATAACTTTTTTATTTCAGGTAATGTTAAACTTTTAATTTCACCTACATAATAAATATCTTCAAAATTAGGATCATCAGTAGCTGAATAAACTAAATTAGCTGGATCAACATAATCAACAGTAATGCCTTCAGATAAATTAAAACTAGTTTTAACAGATGATATACCTAAAACTGTTAAATCATAAGCTAGTCTTTTTTTTGTTTCTTCAAACTTATTAGAGTTTAAAACATTGTTTATTACTTCTTCTTCTGCTATTTCTATACTCTGCTTATAATTAAGCTGCATGTATAAATCTAACTCGTCTTTATCTCTAGGTAAATTATCTGGGTCAGCAGAAGCATAAAAATTTTGTCCAGTAGCTTCTGATAATTGATCTATATAAGCTTTATTTTTAATATCACGTATAGCGTTAGAAGCAAAATCTGTTCTTTGTTTTAATGCGAAGGGATCAGAAGCAAATGAATTTAATTCATAACCCTTATCTGTCATTCCATTAACAACTATATCTACAAACTTAGATAAAACAGGTATTGGTTTCCAGTCTAAATTTAAATAAGATAAATCACCATTATTTGATAATTCGTCTTTATATTTCTGTATAGGTTGTTCACCTCTAGCATATAATCTTAGTCTATTAAAATTCTGGAAATTATAAGAAAACCTATTCTGTCCACTGTTATTTCTAAACCACTCTTGCTCAATAGCGTTTCCAACAGCTAAACCATATTCAAATGATTTCTTTTCTTCTTCAGGTACGACCTGATCTGGAAAGATGCTATTATTATTAGTATAGACCATTTATTTATATTATTTTTGAATTCACTCCCGTGTTATTATATTTTCTAAAACCTAAAGAAACTTTTGATATTGTTCTTTTTGCTACAGGCGTATATCTATGTTTATTACAAGCCATTATAGCTAACCCAGAACTTATAGAAGCATCATGCTTTGTTCTATTGTTAATGTTAAATTTAGCCCAGTCTTCTAATGTTCTTTGAAAATAAGTGTCGCCATATCCTTCTGTAAGTAAACCAACATGATTTTCTATATAATCTTCAATAGCTGCTGCGTGGGCTTGTTTTATATCTTCACTTGAATTAGGAATACCGCCTATTTCTTTTTCTGTTACTGATAATTTATGCATTACTTTATCTGGTCTATTCATTGAATAGCCTCTGTAACCTCTTCTTTTTAAATAATATAAAAGTCTAGGTTTATTGTTTTCAGCTAGTATAGGCATTCCATAAAAAACTAAAGCCATTAAAACATCTTCAAAAAATATATCAGCTGTTTGTGGTCTTGATATATACTCTAAAAAGAATAAGTTAGGTGGCACATCTTCCATTGAAAATTTTGTTAATCCGTGTAAAGCACCCTTAGATCCTTTGCCGTCAACTGTACCGGATATATCATAACTATCACATCCAAAAGCCCCACAGTGTTCATTACCAGGATATTTTGTATTGTTTTTTATATTATATCTATTTTGTAAAGCAATTGGCGGAACCCAGCTGACTAAAAATCTTCCGTTTTTATTAGGAACAAATAATACTCTTGTATCTTTTATTCCATTTTCCCATTGAAAACTACCCTGTGTAACTACATTAGTATTACGCAAGTCTTCATTATAATCAATTTGCTCGTATATTTTAGTTAAATTAAACAAAGACTCTTTAGCTTCGTCACGAAATGCATGCTTCTCGGTTCTTGGAAACTGTCTATAATATTCGTTTAAACCGTCTTGATCGTCTTTTAATCCTTCAACTTCATTTTCCCAATGCGATATAACACCTATATCAATTTCGTCGCCGTCAATGCCTTTAATTGGTTTTTTCGGAGTGTCAAATACAGGTAATCCATAAGAATCAATGTATCCTTCGTAGTTCCATTCCATAGGAACGAACAAACTATATAGTCCTGAGCTAGTCTGACCATTGCGGTTTCTTTTGTTGACGTCCGAAGCTTCGTATAATTTTTTAAAGTTTTCTCCACCTTTGTCTAATGCATTTGAAGTAGAACCCATCATACATTTGCCGACGATCCTTCTACCTAATCTTAACGTTGTCTTCGTGACCCTCCAGTTGTTGAGGATGTTGTCCGGTCTCTCCCATTTACCCGATTCATCGTGGACGAGTAATTTGAGTTTCTCTCCGTCGTACGAGTTGTCTCCGGTATTCTTCCAGTCGATGGTCGTATCCAATCCCTCTTGTATATCTTGGTCTGTCTCTTTGATCGAGTTGCGCGTGAGACGTTTAGATGGGACTTTATACGATAATTCTGTTTTGGGACGTTCCATCCCGTCTTGTATCGGTTTAAAAAAGAATGGGTAGTTAATTGATATGGGTACAACCTTATCCGTGAACATCTTCTTAGCGTCAGCTCCCGACTTAGAGAGTATTCCAAACCTAGAATCTCTCGATATTGTTGCCTGGTTAACTGTGTCGGATGAAGCCATGAAACTAAACCCGGACCGTCTGTTCTTAAGATAACACATTCCGTAGGATCTACTATCAGATTTGCATGCTTCCCAAAATATGTAGAATAATCTATTTGATTCCCGAAAGTCTGCGTGCCCAACATCAATTTTGGTCCACTGCAAGTACATGTAATGAGAACCAGTAATGTAAGTAGGAATGCTTTTATTGTAATACCAAAAGCCTTCTTCACGTCTAACAAATTCTTTATTAATGTAATCATAATATTTTTCTTTAAACGATAAAGGCTTTTCATTCCACTCATAAACATTTTTTACTTTGTTTAATTCTTTAGGATAATCTAAAACATTCCATCGCTGCTCTTCTTTTTTATCAGAACATTTATAAACATCTTCTGCTAAAGGTAAGGCTACTAATAAGTTCTGTATATTATATATTTCACCTATTTTTCCAGTTTTACTAATAATTACAATATCATGTTCTTTATTGTAACCGTATTCCCATTTATTAAGCCTATTTAATCTTTTTATTACTTTAGGCTTTATGTGGTCTTCTACAATACTATATAAACTTTGCTCGTACATTATCTAGATCTTCCTTCAGCAAAACCTTTAAAAGTATCTGCTTTTTTATCTACAGGCTTATCATCTAATAAATCCTGTTCTTCTTTTATTCTAGCTAGTATTTCAAAAGCATCAAATATTGCTAATTTTTTAGTAGCGGCAGCATTTTTAAGTCTGTCAGCTGAGATGTCATCTTCTGAGTCTACGATCTTTTCTTTAGCTACCTTTATTAATTCTTCAACTGCTTTTTGCCCAGCTTGGATTATATTCAGTTTCGTTTCCTTTATTTTCATATTTAATTAAAATATCATTTGATTCCATACAGTATAAAACTTGCCCGTCAATTAAAAACTCAAATTCTCTATTTGCTTTAAAACCCACAACGTCTTCTACTGTCATTTTAAGAGCTTCTAAGGAGTTATTACTAAACTTTAATATTCCAACACATTTCTTTAGTTTATCTAGTGCAGTGTTGTCTTTATTTATTATTGGTTTTATAAAACAATAATCTTCTAAAGTTTCCCAAGTGTCATTAACTTTTTTCATATAAAGTTGATCTACTGAAGCAAAATACAAATCGTCTTTAAAGTATTTACTACTATTTACTGATTTACCTTTTTGATTGTAATATCTTCTAAATATATTATGATGCACTATTACTTTGTCGCCTTTTTTTAAACTTGTTTTAAAAGCCAAAGGAACAGCAACTATTTCCGCTTCTCTATTAACAAACTTATGGCTAGAGATACTAGAGTTGAGGGTTAGTTTTTTATTACCAACCTTCAACTCATTATTATATCTTTTACCTATCGGTTTTATTATGAACTGATAAACACTATTCATTAATATTCTAAATCGTATTCAACAGATATTGCCATGTTTTTATTAAACTTTTTCCAAGGCAAAACTTCATTTTCTTTTTTTATATGAATATTGTAAGACTGTTCTTTAGTTTCAAATATTATATCACATATAGTATGACCGCCATAAACTTGTTGACCTACAGCATAATGCATAGCGTCATTTTTATAGTCAGAGCCTATACTTATTTTTCTTATAATATGTTCCACATTAATCTTCTTTTTCAATAACAGTATAGCTACCGTCTTCTATATTAATGTTTATAGCGCCATAAATATCTTCAAGTTCTTTTTTATACTTTTCAATATCATCTACTAATCCAGCATATTCATGAAGCAAGCTATGCTTTTGAGTTTCTAAAAAACCAAGATTTGTTAAAGATTTGTTTAAATCTTTTTGGTGATCTTTAATTACAGTTAATTGTTCTTCTGTAATCTTCGTTGTTTCTTCTACTTTTTTCATTTGATTTAATTTAATTATTTTACTTTATCTTTTATTTTCTCGTATGTTCTTAGTCCGCCAAGCCCGAGCATTCCCAGCAGCACTGTCATTAAGTGTTCCATTTGTAATGGTGGTGGGGCATCTGTTGTTTTTGTTATCCAAATAAATAAATCACGTATAACAAAATTATAAGCTAATGCAACTCCGCATATCCATCCTATAAAAGGTCTCCAACCAGCAACGAACAAAGTTCTGTGCGAAGCTTCAACCATGTTTATTTTAGTTTGTAGTTCTATTAGTTTTTCAGGATCAAGTTCTTTGCCTTTAATTGCTTCTCTTATTTCCCAAGCTAAACCTCCAGCCACAGACTTTCTACCTTCACCTCCTTTTAAAAGACCTAGTAGTATTTTCCACATTACAATTTAACTACATCTTTTGAACCATCAATTGGTTTTTTGTTTTTAGTAATATTTCCTTTTTTTGGTAAGTCTTTTATTTCTTTAGTGTAAGATGGTAAGTCTTTTATTTCTTTAGTGTAAGACTTCCCTTTAACCGAATGCGGATGCTCGTGCACTGGAAAGGAATTATGATTTAAAGCGCTAGCTTCATCATCAACAGACATGTTTTTCTCTATAGCAGCTTGGCGTTTAGCTTCGTAACCGCTCATTTTACCGTCTTTATCTAAATCACCTTTCATATTTAAAGCGCTAGCTTTATCATCAACAGGCATATATTTCAATAAGTTCGAATGTTTTGACATGAATGTTCCCATAATAATTATTTTTTAGTTTTAGTGTATGCTTCTTTTTCCCAAGGAAGATTTTTAGCACCTTCTTTCATTTGTGCTCTTGAGTATTTTTTACCTTTCCAATAAACATATTTATCATCATAATTAAGATCACCTCTTTTCATTTGATCTATATGAATCATTTCGTGATCTACAACATCATCTATTTGTTTAGGATCTTTAATGTCTTTGTTTATGATTATAGTGCCATTATTGTTAGCTTTACCTAGAACACCATCTTCCATGTCTACATGGTATATAGGAGTATTGTCTCCTCCATATGGGGCACCATTCATTTTAAAAGCCATATTTATTGTTTATAAGGAATCATTTTATTTAAAGCATTGCGTCTTTGCTCACATCCACAAGGTATATTTAAACCTTGAGATACATTATCTACAATGGTTTTTATACCTGTTGCTTTAGTAAATTTTTCAACGCTATCTCCAAACCCTTTTGATTTCATAAAATTAATATCTTTGTTTACCTGATAAAACATTTTTTAAATTAGCAGCAGGTGAATGATGTTTTTTATCATATTTCATATCTCCAGCTAATTTAGATATGTGCTTTTCATCAGCTGTCATATTTTTATCACTATGTCCGTGCTTAGCATCATAGTCAATATCTCTTTTTAAATAAGAAATGTGCGCAGCATCATCTCTTTCTGCAGCGTGTACGTTACCTTTTGTTATAGGTGTTTTTGAATGTCTTGCATTACCCGTGTAATGACCAAAGTGTCCTTGTTCCATAATTATTTATTGTTTAGCATTTCCATCTTTTTCTAGCTGCTTTACCTCTTTCGCTAGTCCATGATTTTGATCTAGCACAGAAAGCTTTACGTCTTTTAGCAGCTTTGCTTCCTGGTTTAACATCTCCAGTTACAGCAGTTTTTAACTTACTACCTGGATTTTCTTTTCTATATTTTTTAACTCCAGCAGCAGTCATACCAGCACCTTCTTCTGTTGTTCTGTAATTTCTGCCTTTACCTTTAGTAGTTTTTCGAACTTTTAAAAAAGGTGATTGATTTTGCTCGTATCCCATGCTATAATTATTACTTCTTTTCCTTTAATTTTACCCACTTAGCTACTGTGTATCCGATACTTATAAGTAATAGAATTACTTTTAATGTTACCTCTATATGTGTCATGCTTATCGCTAATGTTATTGCGTTAGCTGCCAGTAGTTTAATATCTCCTGTTGCCATTTTATTTTCCTTTTGCTCTTTGAGTTATAGGCGCGTCACTGTAGCTACAAGGATACTTAGATACTTCCATACCTGTAATACCTGAACTGCTGCCGTGACCCATTGGGAATCCTTTTTTGCTTAAAGGACCATTCCAAACAGCACTTTCACCTACTTGACCATCAAGCTTAGGGTTGTTAATTATCATTTCTCTTTTGTCCATATTGTTATTTATTTAGATTTTTTATATTTTATCATTCCTTTCATAGCTAACATAGATGCTCTTTGGCCGCTTCCAAATAATTGAGAAGCCATATCAGTATCTCTTCCTATTGATTGATTAATAACTGGATTTGAATCCATTTCAAGTATTCTGTCTCTACCGCCTGAATAAGAACCAGTCTCGGCAACTTGATTTGGTGGGGTTTCAAAAGTATCTGCGCTGGTAGTATCTATAGCATCAGCGGGTTTAGCGTAATTGCCAGAAGCAAAATCTTCAGCAGAAACACCACCTCTAGCTGGGCCTTGAGATTTAATAGCATTTACTCTTGCTTTAATATCACTCATAAAACCTCTTGTTGGATTTGCTTGAGATTTAATAGTATTTCCGGGATCATGTTTAACCGGTGAGCTTTTCATTGTAATGTAATTGTTTGCTTTTCCTTCTATAGTTGGTGTATCGGTATTGTATTTTTTTATATTATCTTCAGTGCTAGTGTTAATGAAATCAGTTCTTTCTTGAGTACCTTTTTTGTATCCAAGTCTATCAGCATTTCTTTCGTGAGTAAGTACTTTTCTACCATTTACTGTTTTTATACCACGCTCTGCTTTTCCTTGTCCGTAATCGGTGTTCATAAAATTTTCAGCTTGTGTTTCTTTATAGCTTTTTAAGCCATGGGTCCTCATGTTCTTTTCGTGAGATGAAGTTGATGAATTATTTGATTTAGGACCGCTTTGATCTTTACCCCATTTAATTTCCATAGCTCTTTTATGAGCTAGTTCTTCTGATTCTTTTTCTTTTTCAGCTCCTGTAAAATTGTTAAAAATATCTTGGCCTGTTTTTCTTAAAGATCTACCTACAGCTACGCCAACAGACTCTGCTTGTTGAACATATCTAGGGGATCCATAAAATCCTCTTAAATCAGATTTATAAGCGGCTAATGGTGATTTAAATTTCATACTATCTATTTTTATCTTTGTTTACGTTTTTTATAGCTGTTATTAAAACTTTATCTATATATGTTTTACCTGACATTATGCTATTTCTTTTACTTGTTGGAATATCTTCATCTCCAAGCATTATACGATACATTCTAGCTATTAGTTGTTTACACTTTAACGAAACTTTGTAGATGTTATATCTTTGCGTTGTCCTATTGTAATTTCTATAAACTACAATCCAACCGTCTTTTATCAACTTGTTCCAGCGTCTATTGTCCCAACTATAAGCATATGTACCGATTTTATAATCTTGTTTTGTAAACATTCCCATGCAATCAAAGTATATAAGTAACTCTAATTCAGCATCATTAAGCTTATTATTCTTACAAGCCCACTTTCTTACTATTCTATAATGTTTGAATAGGTTTAAGTCCCTAATGTCACTAGCCTGTAATTTTCTCACAAAACAACTACAACATCCTGTATTTTAATTACAGTATATTGTTCTTTTTCAAATTCTATTGAATGACCAGCGTGTCTATCGTAGTATATCTGATCACCTTTTTTTAAAGATTTAATTTCATCACTCACTGAATATATTTCAGCTTGTATGTATCTTATATCTTCTCTATCTTTTTTAACTAAAAGTAAACCACCTTTAGTTTTATCTCCTGTGATTTTAACAGGAACTATAACTAAGTTATTACCTACCGCTTTCATCTAATCTTAAATTATTGATTACACAATCAGTTGATAATATAGTTGTTGCTACGGAAGCTGCGTTACGAAGTGCACTTTTGGTAACTAATAGAGGATCTATAATTCCTTGCTTAATCATATTTACCATATTGCCTGTAACCACATTAAGACCTCTACCTTTACTCTTTGGTAATTCATATTCTAATATACCAGCGTTATCTAATATTGTCTTAAAAGGCGCTCTAATTGATTCTAGCAGCACTTCTTCTCCAGTTGACTTAGCAACTACGTTTTGTGATGCATTTAATAATGCAATTCCACCTCCTGGAACAATACCTTCTTTAATCGCAGCTTTAGTAGCACATATTGCGTCTTCTACTCGATCTGTTTTTTCTTTTAACTCTATATCAGAATTAGCACCAACCTTAACTACTGCTATTTTAGCTGACAATCTAGCTAATCTTTTTTCTAAACGTATTACAGCACCTGGGTTTTGAGTTGTTGATAAATCTTCTTTAATCTGCTCTATAATGTCTAGTATTTCTTCAGAAGAATCTTCAACTTGTATAATAGTTTCTTTTTCTGTAGTAACTGATTTAATACATGTCCCTAGTAGTTCTGGTTGTATTAAATCCATATCATCGCCTAAGTCTTCGTTAATAACAGTTGCTCCTGTAAGTAGAGCTAGATCATCTAATATTTCTCTTTTGTTAATACCAAACGTAGGAGCGTTAATTATATTAACTTTAATGTTACCTTTTGTTTTATTCATAGCTAATGTAGATACAACTGAAGGTTCTACATCTGCTATAATAAGTAATGGTTTTTCGTTTTTAATAACATACTCTAATACTGATTGTATTTGTCTTATGCTTTCAATAGGCGACTCTACTAGTAGAACTAAAGGGTTTTTTAACTCTGCAGATCTTTTAACGTGATCTGTCATAAAGTGTTGATTAGTCATACCTTTATCATATTGAACCCCATCAACTATTTCTACAACTGTGTCAGACTCGGCTGACTGTTCCATCATTACTACTCCTGTATCTCCTACTGCTCTAAAAGCGTCACCAATTATTTTACCTAAATAATGATCGTTATTAGTTGATATAGTAGCTATTTGATCTATCATATCACCTTTAACGCTTGTACTTGTTTTTTCTAGGTATGCCACTACTTTTTCGGTTGCTTCTTCAATACCGCTTTTTAAGTCTCTAGAACTTATGTTAGCTTGAACTTTCTGGGCTTCCTTTAGTATGGCATGTGCTAGAACTGTTGCGGTTGTTGTACCATCACCAGCTTCTCTTACTGTTTTACGTGCTGCTTCTTTTAAAAGCGTAGCACCCATATTTTCAACTGGATCTAATAATACAATCGTATCTGCAACTGTAACGCCGTCTTTTGTTATTAATGGATTTCCTGATCCATCTTCTAGTAACACACATTTACCGCTAGCTCCTAGCGTAGAGCTAACGGCTTTTGTGAGTTTGTTTATTCCTTCGAATACCTTATCTTGAGCTTCTTGCCCAAAATTAAGGTTTTTGACTATTAAGTCTGACATATTTAATTTAATTTAATTGAATTGATTGTTTTACTTGAAGGTTTTAACAACTTTTGGTCCATTGATAAACTCTACTTTTTTAGAATAATGATCTACTGATTTGTCTATAGCAGTTTCAGCACCATCTAAAGTTTCTCTACGAGTTACATCAATCCAGGTGTCCTTGTTGTTTAGGTCCTGATATTCGGTTTGAAAGAAGCCATTTGGCAGTTGAACAATCCTCCAGCTTGATTTTTCTGAAATGTGTTTCCAAAGCTTAATGGTTTCTTCGGTTGCTTGTGGTTGACTACTCCACGAATGAGTCTGGTAATAAAGTGTCATATGGTTTTGGTTTGTATGTTAGTATGTTTTATATTATCACTTGTTTTTTGTTAAATTTCCATTTATGCAAATGCTAGGTAAATAAATGTTTTATTTAGCGCGTTTTTTGCTGCACTAGCTGTTTTTATTTGAAAACCATCTGAATTTAAATCCATTATAGTGTCTACAACTTCTTGCCCAGAAGTATTAGCATCTAATCTTGCGCTAGCCGGATTTGTTGGAGATCTTTTATTGTCAATCATAATCCAACTACCGGCCTCGTTAACTCCTTTTATCATAACAAAACTTGGGGCAAAATCTAAAGTAACAATAGGGCCAGTTGCATTACCATTACCTGTATAACTACCTACTTTAGAGTAACCAGGAACTGAAGCGAAGCAGTAGGCTATTAAATTACCCCAAGATCCCATAGAATTTTGTCGAACACTAACCGTAGTAGAATCTGCAAAAATAGTAGGGGTTCCGTTGTTTATTTCTGCG